GCTTCTGTAGTTGAGAAATTGTCTAAGGACCAAGAGAATGTATCTGGATTACCTGGACTGGTATTGTCAATCTTAACATAGTAGGTTACAGTGTTGCCACCGTTGTAATGACCTTTAAATGAAAAGTCATTTAGACCAGTTACAGCAGTAGAGTTAGCTGTGATTGTATCCCCTGCATTTAAATAAATGAAGGTGTCGTCAATTGATAGGTTTGTCAGTGTGGTAATTGTTTCTTCACCCAACACTTCAAAGTTACCATCAACAACCAAATCTCCTCCTATACGAGCGTCATTAATTACGCGGAAAGAAGGTACCGAATGGTTTTGTTGTTCAATTACAACAATGCCGTTAGCAGAATCTGATACAACACAAAGACCAACACACATCGGGTAGTTTGGATAGGTTGGAGCTGTAGTAACAAGCTGTCCATTTGCAAACGGACTTACAAAAAATCTTTCACCTTGAGTTAGACTAGAAGTATCGAAACCTCTCAGAGTACCAGATACTGCAGCCCAACCATAAGAGCCGGTTGCAATCGAGTTGGCAGCTAGTCCGGAAATGTTATATTTTGCAGCATCGGATGCGTTAGCCAGCTCTGCATTTGGTACACCACCTGTAGACCCACTTAGGAACAATGGTTGACCAAGATTAATTGGAACGCCACTGTTATTGTATACTCGGATGTATTCGTTCTGCCCAAGCTCCATCTCTAGGCCGCCTTCAGAGAAGACTGTTAGAGATTTATGAGTGGTATCGTAGTAAGTACGTCCTTCTTGCGCAGTAAGGCTATCATGCGTCGATCCCTCAAAGTCCAAAAACTTAGGCGTACTATTAGACGACCTTTCAATAATTTGATTGGTGCGGGTTAACCACGTTTGAAACGTGTCTGTACTTACTACATTTGCTAAGTTAAGTGCCATTCTAAGCCTCTATCTACTTCGACACCAATTGTTGCAACATCTGCTTGATATCTTTTATGTCGTTCTGCATATCGTACACCTTACTTTCCACGTGCTCGAGTCTTTCAGCCTTTTGCTGCTTCCTCAAGTACGCCGTGTAGCGTTGCCTGTCAACATTAACAATCGCTTTACTATGGGGATCACGAATTAAATTCTCATGATCTTTTACTTTAAGTACGTCTGTCATGCTAATGCAATCGCCCTGAAGTTACGGAATGTTGGAGCAGCTGCTGATGAGGTACTATACATCACAATTTTGATACTAAATGCATCAAACTGATCGTACGCAACACCAGCTTGTGAGTATGTGATATTATCAGCATAATACTCGTACTCATTGTACTTAGTATAATCCTGATTAACAGTTACGCTAGGCTGACGTCTACTCATCTGCACATATGGTCTATCTGCAAAGTCTGTTTCATCTTCAATATTTATAACACGATAATATACCTCAACCGTTGCTCCAGCTGGCATATTTTGGTCCACAAATACCTTTAAGCTCTTTGCTGACAAACCATCTGCTAACGTCACCTTTCTGGTAATATATTTGGCTAGAGCATAACTATCACTAGCTGCAGTCTCTGCTACATAAGTGCCAGTAGGTGGAGCGTTAATGATATTCTTAACAAGAGACACTGCTGTTGATCCAAGATCAAAGTAAGGTGACACGTTTGTATCAGAAGTTTCAAAAGTTACCTTAACTTGTAAATCAGAGTTAGTTGTAATCTCTTTAGAGTTAGCAAAAACCAAATCCTGATTAGGCAACACCGCTGAATAAGGTAATACAGACCCACCAGCATTTTTTGTCTTCATTTCGTATGTGGTGTTAAATACACTTAACGTATCGTACTTAGGCATAACTATGTTAGCAACATCATATTCACCAACCGTGTTTGCATATGATGTGTTAGCGCTGTATGCTACACGGCCTATGTTGTTTGAAGACATCTCAATGGAGAAGCTCGTGCCGGTAGTAAACTGAGCTTGGTACAACTTAAAGCAGAGATCTGATTCTTGTTGAGGTGTCCAAGTCCTAGCGTTCTGCGACTTGAACAGTGAACCAAGTGTTGGTTGTGTTGCAACTACACCTGTTCCATCTAACCTATCTTCACCTATTGTTGCAATGTACGTGTTGTACTCAAGAGAATCAGTCAACAATACAATTGAGTATTCTCCAGGCAATAAATGAATCGGTGCTCTAAATGGAACATTGGTGGCTGTCGGAGTTGATGCATTTGCATTAATCTGACTTGGATTAAGCGTGACTCTGGAGTTTGGAATTACATCCTCTGAGCTCGGGAAGCCATTAACCGTAGGACGCAGTTCGACGGACAATGGTAAGTTGCTATCCTTAGAAGCCATGAAGATATCTGCAGAGCTTACAAAAATACCATTTGGATAGAACTCAGCAGGGATAAAGAAAGTTTGTGCAAGCGGGTCCCTTCCGTACTTACATGGTAACGTCAAGGCATTGATGTCTGCTGCATATTGAATAGATGCTACTAGATCCGAAGTTGATGCAAACGCTCCATTTATCCATTGACTGAGCCAGTAAACGTAGCCGGCATATTCAGGTCTTCTCCTAATGTAATTAACATAAGTAGCCTCAATATAATTTCTAGCTACTGCAATATCAGCAGCAGAAGCACCAGTTGCATCATATGCCTGCTGTTCTGTATGCCAAGAAGACAGGAAAAAGCCTCTTCTGTTGATAGGGCGACGTTCGATTTCCGGAGTACGAACCAACTCATACTCGTTTCTAGTACCGGCTGCAGTAAATGTTGCTGCAGCACTAGTTCTTGCAAATTGTGGATTAATAAAGTTATCAACAAATAACACATCCACAGTGCCGGTCTTAATGTCTCTTGGATCGTTGCTAGCATTTGATAGATCCGATGCAACTTGTGCGTTAGGATCAGCCAAGTACGCTGCTCTACTTAACGTCTGCTTTCCATTTGGAATCCAGAAGTATCCTGATGCAGCACCAAACTCATCGGTAACGATCTCTATTTGATCGGGTGTTGAATCGTACAATACTTGCTCTGGTTTTGTTGAACTGTAGGAGTTAGGAGCAGCATGATCAGAAATATCGACACCATCCATAAACACATACAGCTTCGTATTAGGTCTAAGAGCAGTTAGCTCAAAGTTTACTTTTCTAGATCGCATGTATGGGTAATAGGTTGTCGAATTTAGATCAAGAGAAAGCCTTACATTAGTTCTTTCTTTGACGCCTACCTCTTGAATTCCACCCAACGCTGTAATTTTAGTTTCTGAGTTCCTTCTCCAGTCACCATATTCGTAGCCACCAGTCTCTTTAATGTATTTTACGATTTTCTCATAATGATCGAGATGACCTTCATCGTTAGTTACTACTGAAGGCTGGTGAACATTATCTACCCAAGTATCTTTAGTTGGATCTAGAATTGCATTACCAACAAAAGAAACAACCTGGAATGGGTTGACATTAATAGTTCCAGAGGCAGTAGTTTGATCAACGTATGCTACTTCAGTGTATGGAAGCGTAACTATTTTATTGTTGATCGTCAGACCACTTGTACCAGCCACTAATGGTGCTTGGTCACTGGTAAACTTGGGACGCATTATCTGCTGAGCTCTGTCGATGGACGCCTTATAGTTACTATCGAATACATCACCCACAGAGTGACCTTGGAAAGGATCTACTATGAATCCATTCTTATACCTTGCTTCGCCGTTGTCATCCAAGAACTGAGTACTGGCTACTTGAGTTTCAAGTAAGTTTAATGACGTGTAGTATTCAAGGTTTTCAATTCGATTCTCTAAACCACCAATGTCTCTCATTGTGTATCGGCGATTGTCTTCTAGCTTAACTCGGAGATCACGCTCGTCGTAAGTGTAGGGATTAACAAACAATGTTGCAAGCAACATTGTATCTTCGCTAGTTTGAGGGATTGGAGGATTATTAAGAGCCGCAGCACCAGACGTCACCACAAAATTACCTTTGTGGTCCAAAGAAATCTTATGTACAACTCTCTTGTAGTAGCTGTAATCTGATTCTATCTCAAAGGTTTGTGAGTCCACGATTTGATGGTTCTCAAACGCTTTCGTAGAGATGTAGGTATTTGAGCTGGTATTAGACGATCTAGTTGGTCTAAAGTCTAACGTGTCTCTTAGGAAGATCTCCTCACCCTTGGTGTTGATGTATGATGGAATAGAAGCGTAGCTTGGATAGCTCTTGTCTGAGAAATATCCAAGACCACCACCATGGCTAAAGTAATCAAAGTCAACTAGGATTTGGTTAGTGTTAGCACCGTATCCAGGTTTAAGCTCAATGGTACCATGATCATAGAACGATTCACGTTGACCATTGTTGAATATAAACTTGGAAGTAACGTCTTGCATAGTGGTATCAACACCATACACTCTTACTGCTTGCGAAGTATTAGAAGTTACGAGAGAAGAGTTGCCTTCGTAGATTGCATTGATCTTAATTACGTCAGCGTAACCAATTGACAACTTGGTTCCGTTTGTTGGATACCCACCTGCAAAGGTTTTAGTTTGAGAGCTATTTCTTGTCTTGACCCGTCGACTATCGGCAGTAACATCAATTGCAGCAATGATGTCCGCAGTACCATTAAAGGATGCCTCGTCAACATTTATAGTAGCCGATCCTGGGTTGCCGGGTGTAGGTGTGGGAACTGTTACAGATCGCGATCCTGCAGTCAGGTCTACGTTTTCTCCTGTAGTAATCGTACCGGCGCCACCAGTCTTAACTACTACTATAAAATTCTCATTGGCAAGATCACCTGTACCTGAAGAGAATCTTTCTGATCCACTTAATGTCTGGATGGTTGCTGATCCATTAATAAAGGACACTGATGCAAACTTTCGCTTAAACTTGTAGTCAACGTTTACTACGTTAGCTACATTAATGTGCGGCATAACAAAGTAGCTTTTGTTAAACTCTTTATCTGTAAGATCAAGGCTTGAGAACGTAAGAGTCGCATTGTTCTGAGAGATGGTAGCGTTTCTACTCATCGTAATAGTATCAAACAATATCGAGTTTACCTTGGTATTGGCTTCAATGCCACCACCCTCAATAAGCTGACCTACCTTTACACCACCAGCACTAGTAAGTCTTACTTCAGCGCTACCTGATACCAACGTACCAGTTTTGTTGAAAGATGTAATGCTATCTGTGTTTACTTCTACGTATGCTGTGTAGCTAGAATGAGTGCCTCTAATAATACTCTTTACACTGTTAAAGTTTTTAGTAGCATCTGTGATACGGATGTCGTAAAGGAACACCTTGTACTTACGTCCAGTACCTGAACCAGACAAATACTCTATGTTTCTAATATGCGCCTCGCCAACTTTAGTGGCAGCACTTGGTGTAAGATTTGAATGGAGTTCAACTCGATCATCTATATCCATCAAACCGGTCGTGACTGTATTGGCAATTAAGTAGTTACCATAGAGCGCAGTAATGTTCTGCTCAGTGATTGAATCTGTAGCTCGGCCTTTGGGGAATGAGATCTGTCTGGACCCATCGCTACGGATGCGATAACCTTTAACGTAAGCAGTACCTGGTGAAAATATAGCTACGAGGTTTGAGGTCGTAGCAGAGGTGTTTCCTATGTTAAGTTGAAGTCCATCAACCGTATAGTTACCAGACTCTTCAAAAGTACGGCGAGCCAGTTCATCAGCAAGGATATTATAATCAGCAGAAGGCCGCCGTCGAATAAAATTACCATTCTGTACTCTCGCAACTTCAAAGTAGTTGTTTGAGCTAACAGGCGCCGAAGAAATATCTGCAACTGGCTTAGCTGTAAGGGTAAGCTCGACCTTTAATCTGTCAGCACCAGGAGCAGCATAGTTGTAGCTACCACGTGCTGGATCAGTTAATGTGGTGTCGTCATCAGAGCTAACCAGTGTCTCAGTCGACGTAAATCCTATACTCATGGTATGGTTTACGTTAGCTGCTACTGCAAGCGTTTGCTTAGGTGCTCGAATAAACAAACCTTTGTGGTAGTATACAGATTCATCTACCGAGTAAAGGAAACCACGAGTCACTGGCAGCTTAGCTACGGTTGTATCACCAGTAGCAAGAATCTGCGCAGCACCGGTATTAGATGTAAACTGTTTAGTTGTAGTATTGATATATGATGTACTAAAGTCTACAATCTCATTGTTTGAAACTTCGATGCTAGAGGCAACAACGTTAGCAGAAGTGTTTGCTTCTTGAATATATTGTACGTAGATTAAATCAAAGTCACCACCCGCTGCTGGAATAACTTTCTTAACCTTAAATAGTTTGTTTGACGTTCTAGTTCTAGCATAATTGTTTTCAAAAGCAGTAACGTCAATTGCCGAGCCGGCATAGGTCGACTTTAATCGGAATACGTTTAATTGATCCAGTACTTCACTGGTACCCGTTACCTCAGATCCATCTTTAAAGATGTGATTACCAAAACGATGAATTTGGTTTTGTAAGATTGACTGTTGCTGAGTTAGCTCTCTAGCTTGAACTGCAAATCCAGGACGATATAGAATGCGATGAAAGTTTTTGGTTTCATCGTAATCATCGTAGTAAGGATCTACGTTGAAGTTAGTTGTCAGGTTGTTATTGGCAGTCATATCTGTTTCTCTTTATCAAAACTTAACAGTGATAGTAAAGTTTTCTGTTTGAGCTATATCTCTTTCTATTGGTGCTTGTGTTACCGAGTAAATCATCTGGCCAGAATAAGGCACCAAGTCTGGTTTAGTAATTTGTTGTACAACCGCAGTTGTCCCTGAGTTGTTTGCTGAAATACTTTCTCCGTTAGCAAAAGATCCCTCCGGATAAGTTAGATGAAGCACACAGTTGTACTTGCAGCATTAGTATTAGCAAAATAAACAACCCTACCTGTAGCACCGCTTGTACCACCTGATATAAATTCGTCCTCAACAAAAGTGTCAGTGATGCTGCTTAACGTCAGTCTAGTTGTTTGATCGTAACGTAAGCTACTAGCAACTCCTCCAGTAGATCTCACGGTAGGATCTTTAATAATTCCGTAAACCCTGAATTGGTTGTTAGCAGGAAAGAAACCCGCTTCAGTACCATCAACCTCAATATTCATGGTAACATTGGTAGCGAACAACTCATTCACTGGATCAGATCCGTGGCCGCCTAGTCCAGGAAGATAAGCAACTGCAGTAGCACCCGATCCGTAAGCTGGGTTAGCCGTAATTAATACCCTGGCCCTAGAGTAACTAGTCCCCTCATTAATTCCAGTAATCTTAGTTATTGCACCAGATTGTACATTAGCGTACGCTGATGCTCCGTTACCATCTCCGACTATATTTATCCGAGGACCAACGTGGTAGGTGCTAGAAGTATTTGGCGATACTGTAAATGCACTGTTAACCGTTAACAGCTTTGTTGTAGCATTGTATCCCGTAATAATTCTTAGCTGGCCAGCACCAAGACCATTAGAGATAAAAATGGTGGAACCGTTATATACGTTATCAGTACCTGATGCATTATTAGCAATAGTTAACTGAGTGGTACTTGTCACTCCTGCAACAGTACCTTTATTCTCAAGATAACCGCTTCCACCGCTTGTTACTTCGAATATTGGTACTGAACCATTAGCGGCCGCTTGCTGTACGTTCCATTGAGCACTACCGTCATCAGATATAAGAGTTTTTACCGGTATATGATTGACTCCACCAAACCGATTCATATCAGCTTGGCTAATGTCATACATGAACTTCCACTTATATCCATCGCTGGTAGTGATAACAGATGTTGATCTTCCGGTAGGACTGACTGTGCTTGATACACCATTGGCGTTAAACAAGCATTTGTATACTTCGTTGTTGCTTGTGATTACATAGAAGTTGCTGGTTGCAAGGTTGACATTGGTGTCACTATACTCTGTATACACGGTGTTAGTAGTCCAAAGGTATTTGGACACAGCCATGGTAACATTATTGTTGGACACTTTCTTTAATGCAGTCATTCCTCTCCAAACATCTCTCTCCGCGTATACGGTATCTGCGATGGCAGGAGGACTAGATTCTGATCCCCAAGGATCAATTCTAGAGTAGAACAAATACATTTGTGAAGGATCAGATTCGTCAAACCCTTCTTTAAACTGCGTAGCAGCATGTACGTTAAATTTTTTGCTAGTAGTGATAGCCATTGTTAAATGTTACCATCGTAGATATATCTGAATACACCGTTCGACATTGCTTCGCCGACGAATTCAGTGTTGATTGTGAACGTAGTGTTACTGAATACAGTATTAACTATATATGTCGTGTTGCCAGACGTACCTGGTATCCTATCTTCAATTTCTATCTGCGATCCACCCTTAATGATGGTAGAGAATGCTACGCTACCATCACCCTGTACAACAAACGGCGTACCGAGGATTACAGGATCGTCTAGGTATTGAGTAATTGGTTGACCAAGGTATGTTTGAATTGTATTTGTGTTGGATACGTAAATGAATCCATCTGCTAGCAAGTATACATCTTCAGCAGGCTCGTTTACAGTCAACGTAGAAGCAATTGACGTAGCAAACATATCTCTAGACAGTATAGTGTCTGTTGATACGGCAGTAGTAGGAGTGATGGACGTCAGTATAGAATCACGACTTATAACTGCATCTGTAGAGAAGTCTTG